TACTGGAAACAGAACAAGCGGGTTAAGCGTGATTTGACCGCCGCCGTGTCTTTTGCAAAAAAAAGCGAGGCGTTGAATAATCAACGTCTCGCCGCTTACATGATATGGAGGTGAGGGGAATCGAACCATACTGCCAGCACTAGGTTCAAGACTCACGTGTGCAACAAGTGTGCAACGAGGCCTCCGGGCACCCCCATAAAAGCACCTATACCAATTTAGCGTAAACGCCGTCTAGGACGGCTATTTTTTGCACAAAAAAGCCCCACCCTTCGCAGAGGATGAGGCTACTAAAGGGGTCGAATTCGACCCCTTTACATGTGCACTTTGATTTAATCATGCACAACGGACCGCACAAAAAATAGCCCACCCCCGAAAGAGTGAGCCAAATCGAAACAAAGTCTTCTATTTTAATTTAAAACGGCAACGTCCCCGTGTTCAGTCGCCGCTGAATTTCCGCCACCAGCGAGCTGTATGGCTTGCTAATCTTACCATCCACCGTGGTGCCCAGCTTACGCTGCATGGCGGCCACCAGTGAACTGTAAGGCGTGGAAATAACACCATCGGCCTGTGTGCCCAGCTTGCGCTGCAAGGCCTTAACCAGAAGGCTAGGGCTACTAAGCTTTCCGTCTACCGGCGTGCCTTCATGCTTTTGCAGTGCAGCAATCATCATGCTGTATGGCGTGGAGATAGCTCCATCAACTGTCAGCTTACCACTACTTGCCGTCACGGTAGTCGTGATGGTTGCCGGTGTGGCCGCTCCCAAGTCCTTGGTTAGCTGTGCCTTAGAGATGCCGATGCTGGTCAGATAAGGATACGGGTCACCATGGTCGGAGCCGCCGTAGTTCTGGCTACACCACAAATGCGACTTGAACCCCGCCGTCATGTCGCCATCATCCAGCGTCTTTGGTACACCATACTGCTTAGCCATAGCTGCGGCCAGGGCCACCCAGTTACGGTATGCCTTGAGTGCACGGGTGCGGTCACTGAACTCGCACAGCTCAAGCTGCACGGGTGCGAACCGGTTGACGTTGCCGGCACCCCACGCCACATGTCCCGGAGTACCGACCTGGTATGCCCCCTTATCGTCAACGCCGAAATGTACGAAGGTCTGGACGGAGTGCCACACCCGGTGCTCATAAGTCGCCATGTTTGCGGCCGTGGCATCCATGTCGTCGGTGCTGTGCAGCACGATGATCTTGCCGACCGTGGCAGCGGTGCCCGCATTGATGGCAAGTGACTTGTTAATCGTGACCATTTACTTGTCCTCCTTAGAGTTATCGCTCAGACCCGGCGTCGTGGGATCAGTGACCACACCAAGAATTGACAGCACAGCGAATTCCGCGTTAACAATGCCGGTCAGTTGCGTGCCTAGGTTGGCAAAGTCCCATTTATATCCAAAAGGAGCAGCAACAGCTTGCGCAAGCAATAAAATAGCCGGCACTAAAGCCAGCCAGAATTTGACACTCAATACTCGTACTTTCCAGTTAATTTTCATGATTGTTTTCCTTTCTAAATTACATGACGTCTTCTGGCGCCGGTGACCATGGGGTAGCGGTGGTGCCTAGTTCTAACTTCTCCTCTTTCCAGTAAACGTCTACTGTATTGTTTGGCTGTTTTTGTGGTAATCGGGTTCCCGTTGTCCTTATTTGTGTTATACCGTCCGGTACCGTTATTGTTAGATATGAATACCCACCATCACCAGCTTTTATTGAATTGCCAGTCCATGTGTACTTCCAGCTTCCGCCATGATAACCATCAACAGATGCTCGCAATTCCTCTGTATTATTGGGGTCTACATAGAGACAATAAGTGAAAACTTGGCCTGCTGTAACTGCCATGAGACTACTAGTAGCATTCGCCCATAAATTTTTACCTATTGTATGATTTTGTGTCTTATTGCTTGTTATCATAAGTAGGTTTCTTCCATACACAATTTTCCCATTGCTGAAAACCTTGTCCACGGGGTGTCCATCTACAACACACGCTCTACCGTTGATTGTTGCCATTCAATCACCCCGCAATGAAGTAGACGCCGGACTTGTCAGCCAGCGCATCATACTGTGATTGGGTGACTACATTAATAACGGCATCATTACCCTTGTCCCCCTTGTCACCCTTAGCACCAACGAGAGACGCAAGCCATTGATTGACACTGCCAGAGAAACCGGCATTTACAGCAACCTGATAAGCGGAAAGTCCTTGGTCGCCGGTGTCGCCTTTATCGCCTTTGTCACCAGTCTTACCGGTGTCACCTTTGATACCTTGTGAACCACTTAGGTCGGCGATATAGGTGAAACTAGTGCCGTTCCACACATACAGCTTGCCATCGTCTGGGTCATTGACGTCACTGGCGATCATGGTGAAATCACCATCGGAAAATCCATCGCCATTCATTTCAGCAATGGACGGGAACGTCTTTACGATTCGGAAGTCTTTACCCGGATTGCCTTTCTCACCGGTGTCACCTTTAGCGCCGACGAGAGATGCAAGCCAGTCCATTTGTGAGCCGTGATAGCCATTAATGACAGCGACTTGATAGGCAGATAGACCCTGAGCGCCTGTATCACCTTTCAGGCCATTGGCAACAGCATCTGAAACTTCTTTTTTTAGTTGCTGACTAAGGTCGCTGAACTGCTGAATAAAGTCGTCAACCGTGATGCTGCTGACGAGGCCCCCAGAAAGTCCGGTGACGTTCTCGTTTATTTGAAGTGCCAAAAATCCATCGCTTGGGTAGATTGCAGTGCCACCGTCTACGGTGTCCCACAGCTCAAGCAGATAGCTTCCTACTGGCAATTGAGCCAATTGTCCGCTAGTGATGACAGCGTGGTTGTCCGTGATGCTGGCACTTATCCCCAGCAAATATCCCGATTCATTTTTGATTCTGACTTTTGCATCTGCTGTTAGGGTTGCTGCGCTGCCATCATCGAACGCGTTCAGATGAATTTCAGTTGTGGTATCGGCAAATTTGAACTGTTTATCGCCATTGCCAAGATATAGTTTTTTCATAAAGAATCATCTCCTTTCAGTTCTTAATTTTAAGTTGTAAAACCTTGTTGTATAGTGCTTCACCCGTTCCGTTTCCGCCTAACGCTTTGTAACTACGAAAAAGGTAGTTCAAATCGTCTAAGTCATCTGTGCTTATATAACCAGTTTCGATATGGTGGTTGCACAGCATGTAAACCTCATGATGAAGCAATCCGACAAGTCCCGCATCAATCGCCTTTCCGTGCTTTCGATGCGTCTGCCACTGGCTTAAAATCCAACCAAACAAAGCTCCACCACCCAACTCAACAAAAACGTCTAACCAACTCTTAAAATCCACATCATTTCACTTCCGTTCTCATTACAATAGCCGCTAAAAATAGCCGCTAGGTGTTTGCCACAGCGGCGTAGTCGTTACCGGTAATCTGTTTAAACTCGTCAGGCGTGATCATTAACGGCACATAAGGCATTAAATCAATTCCCCACTCATACAGTTGTTTGCACATATCGTAATTACTCACTAGTATCTCCCTTCTCAATCGCCATCATTCTTAGCATCAGCGAGGCAATCATCTTCTGCTCGGCTGTGGGGACCACGTTATTAGCTTCTGCTTCGAGTTCTGCCTGCTTGTCAGGGTCTATTACTAACTTGCCGTTAATCCACTTGGTTGCACCTAGCACAATGGTTACTAAGTCAGGGGCGGCTACTTCAACTGCATCGGTCGTATCAAACGGTGCTTGCCATTGCTCGCCATCGTAAAACTCCTGTTGCCAGCCTATAATGTATCCATCAGCATCAAGGCCAAAAAGCACTCGAACCTTATCTTTTTCTGCCATATCCTCCCTCCTAGAATGCCGTAACTTTTGTCAGAACAAAGCCTTTTGAGTAATCCAACGAACCATTACGGGCATTACCTTTAATCTGTGTATTAGTTGGATAAACATATTTTACAACTGCGTTTTGATCGTAGTTTACAAAGCCGAGCGGGAACCCTGCGCCTGAGTTGGCTATGACGTCATTTTTGTAAAGTGGAGTATTGACAATGCCTGTCCCTGTCACTGCGCCGTTTCTATATTCTTGCCATGTCAGCAGCCATCCGGTTAAACATTTGTTAATTGAAATAGAAGGTGTGATGGTTTGGTCACTATTCATAGATTTAACCCCTGTCCACAAGACAGACCCACAGCGTTGCATCATTAGCAATTGAGTCGCAGTAATCGTACCCGCCTCCCAATATGGGTCAGAACTGGCAGAATCTTTGTACAGAGTGCCTAAGTAAAGTTGCCCCTCTTTTAGCAAAGCCTCATCCACCTTAGTGCCACCATAATATGAAGCTGA